GAACTACTATTATGTGTGAGAATAGCATTCGCATAGAACAAGTGATTTCCTGATACTTCAATATCTATCATTTCTCTTTCATCAAGTTCTTCAATTTTTAGAATTTTTTTCAGCATCATAGAGTTCTTACCTTCTCACATTATAACAAAACCACTCACCAAAATCAAGGTGAGTGGTTGGATTGAATTTTATTTTGGTAATCAACCAATAATACTCTGTCTCCACTCTTCACTCATATTCACCATAATGACTTCTGCTGCTTCTGGTGTTTCAGCATATCCTTCATCAAGTAAATGTGAAAGGATGATGTCGTAAATATCTACTTGTTCTCTTTGAGTTTTAGTCATTTTTGATAAATGCTTATCTTTTCTATAGAATGTTGAAGACCTTTTTGAATTATCATCTTCTTTTTTCTTTTCTCTTTCTTTTGCCCAAACCATACCCATTTTAACTTTTTGATTAACAAGTTTAGAAATTAATGGAGTTGCTCTTTTATGAGAAATTAAACCACCCTCAACATCTTTTTTTAATTGTAATTTTTGTTTTTCTTTGGACTTTGATTTATTAGAAACCTTTTCAAATGGAAAAGGTTTCTTTGCTTCATTCATAACAACTTCCATATATGCTTCTTGAAGACTACGAAAATCTTGTGCGTCCATTTTTGATAATACTTTTTAGGTATTTATATCCTACCTCTCTTCCAACCACTTTCCAAAAACATTTCCAACTCATCTTGCTTTACAAACTTTCTTTCATTCAATTCAGTATTAGAAATCCAAACTCTACCAGAAGAAGATTTAGCAATATTTTTTCTGTGCTCTTGTGATAGTTTTTGTCCTCTTTTACTTTCAGCAATTTTTTCTTTTGTTTCTTGTGAGTGTTTTGTATTAATCTTTTTATAATGTCCCATCTATGTTTTTTAGTTTTTCTCATTTTCTCTTTTGATTGTGAAGAAAAACTTATTCCATAATTCCACACTCTTCCATTTTTAATGTTCTCTTCTATCTGTTCTTGATTTGCTCCGTGATAATGTTTTTTATAATTACAAGTTTCATATCTCATATTATATCCACACCCATCCACATAATGAGATTTATATTTACGGATATAATAATCTTCTTTTATTCTTGCTTCACTCTCATCAACTTCTTCTATAACTTCAATAGTAAAGTTTCTTTTACCATATTCAATAATAGCATCAGACAAAAGTTTATTACCTTCGTGCCTTCCAAGAGTAATGTGTTCTTGTAATCTTCTATCCAGTTCATTTTTAGTCAATCCAACATAATACATATGTGGATTGACTGCTGTGTTGGTAATTAGATAAATCTTTACTTTCATATCAGTAAGTTATACTACTATTATTTATAAGAAGTATAACTTACACACACTATTCCTTTACATAAAGATACATTCCCTCTTCAAGACCCCCTTTGATATTCAGTTCTCCATTTTCTGTTGGGAACAAATGCTCTTCACTACAAATGATTTCTTTACCATTCTCCAAAGTAATTTTATAAGATTTCTTTTTAGTTTTAGGAAAGACATTCAATACTTCATTATAACCAGTATTAGAAAGCACTAAATCCCCAACTTGAATGTTAGAAATATCTTTCAATCCTTGCTGTGTTTGAACTTGTGTTTTCAAGTCCAAGCAATAACCTGAACGAGTGGTCTGAGTAGCGGATACGATTGGGACATTAAACTCAACTGCGAGCCCCCTAAGTTCCTCAGCAATTGCTTTAACAAATGTATATGAATTGATATTGCTGTTTCCTTTATACCTGCTGGAAGCACAAATATTAAGGTAATCAATAAAAATAATATCAGGTCTAAATGACTTCTTAAGTGAAAGTTCATTAAGAAGTGACTTAAAGTGACCAGCATGAGCAGACGCTGTTGGGTATTCCTTAATTATAAGAGTTCCTTGAGTCTTCTTTGCAAGATTTGTGACCTTATTCTCAAACATCTGCTTGGGAAGATCAACAATATCCTGAATAGGGACGTTCAAGAGGTTTGCATCAATTCTTTCAGCAATGCGTTCTTCTGCCATCTCCAGCGTAATGTACAGAACGTTCCGTCCTTGGAGCAAGACGGAGCTAGCCACATGGCACATGAATAAAGACTTGCCGACGCCCGTACCAGCAAGAGCGATGTTAAGAGTTTTGTTAGGGAGACCACCTTTCGTGATTTTGTTAAAGTACTCAAGATCAAATTCAATTTTATCCTCCTTTTTATGATAAGACTCATAGCGTTGTTCATAATCTTCAAGATAATCGTGTCCAATATGATTATCAAAACTTACAGCAAGAGCATCAGAGAGAATAGAAGGAATACTATCACGATTCTTCTTTTCATCTTTACCATCGGCAATATGAATTGACTCCATAAGAGCAAGATAAATTGCTCTATCACGACACCATTTTTCGGTTGTTGAAATCAACCAGTTCATCTCAACAGGAACATCCTCAAGACAAGAGATCAACTGAAGAATTTCTTTAAAAGAAGTATCGTTAATGTCGTTACGTTTTTCTACTTCAATACAAAGAACTTCTTTAGTTGCTGGTTGATTGTAGTGAGAAACAAATTCAAGAATTTCTTCAAAGACAATCTTTTGATTTTGGTCTTCAAAATATTCAGACTTTAGAAAAGGTATTACTTTTCGGATATATTCTTCATTAAACAACAGGTTTCTAAGAATTAGAAACTCAACTTTCTCCATAACTAAATTCCTTACGTGCGATTTCGTCCAACTGTTGCATCACTTCTTCAGTGAAATATACTTCAGGTTCTTTAAGAATCTGCTTAGCATAGAGTTTCTTTCCATCAATCTCATAGCGTCCTGCGACATTCTTCCACAGACCACCAATCTCACCGAGTTCAAGAAGACCATAATATCTGTCTAAACCACGTTCATCATAAAAAAGACGAATCTCCACATCTTTATTTTCCTTACTCAAACGCGATTTAGCAGTCTTAGCCTTGATAAGATTTCCGACCACTTCCGTTCCATCCTTTTCTTTCTTCTTGCTGAGATAAATGATTGTAGAGGCTGCGTATTTGAGTCCAGAACCTCCACCCATTTCTTTCGTTGGTACATAAGCTCCGATGACATCGTATGTGACCTAATTTTAGTGTGAGCATTCGGAAGGCACCTTTAATCAGTTGAGATTTAGTCATATCTCTAACTTCTTTTTCATTCAGTGCATCAGTGATTTCTTTACTTGTAGAAAGCATTCCCAAAGAGTCTAACACAAACATACAAGGATTGCGTTCACCTTCAGGTTTTTTCATATAAAGGTCAACTGCCTTAAGTGCTTTAGTGCGAAATTCTTCCACAGTAACAACATTAACAACCACAAGACGTTGAGTATCTACACCACGACTTTCTAGAAGAGATTTAGTGATGGCAGCCTCAGTATCAAAATAGAGACAATAACCATCGGGGTGAGTATCCAGAAAATTCTTAACCACAGCGAGAGAGAAGAAAGTCTTTCCAGTAGAAGACTCTCCAGCAATAGCAGTAATCTTATTCCCAGATACACCACCAAAAATGCTACCTGAAACCAGTGCATTAAAAATGTACGAACCCGTGTCAACATAAGTTTCAGTCTCTTCAATATCAGATGCTAACTTAGTGAAATCATCACCTATTTCTTTTACAATATCTTTAAGGAAGTCCATTACGCAAAAAATGAATCAAGGTTTACAGTTTTTTCTACGCTCCACCCAATTGTATCAAGAATAATTTTGAGTGGCTCTAGAAATGCTTTCTCAAATTGTAGTTCATAATCTATGTATTTGTCAAGATTGAGTTCTTTCGGAAACTCCTGAATAAATGAGATTACATTTTCGTGAATGATATTTGGTTTTTTGAGGTAAACAAACTTGATCTTTTCTCCATTTTGAATCAAAGAATATTTGTTTGTAAGTTTATTCTTTTTAATATAAACATCCGAAGAAGATGAATACTTCTGAACATCAGAAGCAGATCGTGGAAAGGCAATTTGTTCCGGAGAAAGTTTCTTAAACTCTTGTTTAGACTTTTCAATGAAGTTAATCATATCATCTTCAGAACCACTCATCATAATGTTAAATGATTCTTTCAACATCTTACGACAAGGTGCTGGAGTAGAAGATTTGATTGCTTCAATACCCTTGATTTTGAGTTTGGGTTCTTCATATCGAACACCTTCACTGTCCCAAACACTGAGAATATAACGCTTCTTAGCAGTCCAAATTCCACGTTCAGCGACACACTCACGCTTCATATACATTTTCTGCTCATAAGCATTCACATAATCAGCCAATTCTTGGTAAGAACTCTCAATATATTTTTCAAATTCCACCTGACACACCTTATCAAGGAAAGACACAATGTTTTCAGTAGTTTTCTCTCTTCCTTTGAATACATTTTCAACCAAAGGACCCATATTGATATACAAAGAATCAGTATCAGAAGCAATAACATAATCTACATCTCCACTTTTTAGAATCTTGTTTAGATAAGAATTAACCTTATTCATAATCCACTGAATCGAAACTTGTCCAGACAGTGTAATTGCCTCAGCATTTGCAAGTTTGTAATAACGAAAATACTGATTACCAATCGCACCATAAGCAGAGTTCAGTTGGATCTTACGTGCCATCTGAATATTATTACATCTGGCAATCTCTTTGATTAACTCCTTGTTCTTCGTCTTCTCATATTCTTGTTCAGCAACAAGCATCTTCTTCTTAAAGATAACACGTTCATTGTAAATCTTCTCCATTAGTTCAGGAAGAAATCCACGAACGTCTTTTCGGAACATCGCTCCATTAGCACATACTGCATAGTCTTTATATAACTCAAAATTAAGACTTTGATTAAGAATTTTGTCCACCGAAACTGTTGGATGTTTCTCTTCCAACAAAGTCTCTGGTGAGATGTTGTACATCATAATCAAGTGAGGATACAGAGAGTTAAGGTCAAAGCTCACTACCCAGTCATACATTCCAGGAATTGGTTCTTTTACATAGGCACCAGCATACTTCTCATCTTTCTGAGTTTTATTCTTTGGAGGAATAACGATATTTCTTTTCTTCAGATAGGTGTAGATAATGTTATCCCACATACGAACTTGATAAAATACATCTGCATAATTTACCTTAGCGTCATATGCCATAGTAAGTGCCAACTCAATGAGTTTCATCTTGTCTTCCAAGCGGTCAACAAGTTCTACGTCAATGATGTTGTATTCAATAAACTTTTGCCAACCCTTTGTATAGAAATCCTTAAAGGTATCATACTCAGAGTGATCCAGTTTTTTCTGCCCAAGTTCTACTTCAGCAATATAATCCAGACGATAAGATTCCTGTGCCTTATAAGTAAATTTCTTATAAAGATCAAGATAATCAAGTTGAGTTAACCCACCAACATCAAATACGGTATGCTTACGACCGTTGACGAATATTTCGCCTTCAGTAACAAGACCCCAGTTAGAAAAACGCTTCATCAGTTTTTCACCAAGAACACGATTCAGACGCTTACAAATATAAGGAACGTCATACATCTGAATGTTCCAACCAGTAATTACATCGGGGACATTGAACATCCAATAGTTAATGAAGTGATTTAGAAGTTCATACTCTGAAGGACAATAATGATATGTGAGGTCTTTGCGATTGTGATTAAATGGTTTAACACCCCAAGTAATGATTTTTTTAGTTGTATAATCTTGAATAGAGATTGAAAGAATTTCTTCCGATGCTGATTCCACATCAGGGAATCCTCCTTCAGAAGCAACCTCAATATCCAAAGTCACCAGTTTGATTTTACTGATATCAAACTTGATTTCATCTTCAGGATAGTTTTCCGAAATGTATTGATAGATATATCGATCATTTCCATAGATCTCAAATCCATCAACACTCTCATACTTTTTATAAAACTCACGACAATCTTTAATTGTTCCTGGTTTTATTGGTTCTACAGATTCTCCACTTAATGTTCTATACTTGGATTCCTTTTTAGTTTTTACAAAGAGAGAGGGATAAAACTCATCTCTGTTCTCAAATCTTTTTCCATTCTCAACTCCACGAACTAAAATTTGATTTCCAATCAACTGAACATTAGTATAAAATCTCATTCTTTAATAAGGTCCTGATATTTTTCAAGTAGTGTAGGTGTTGGATCTGCAAGAGTTAAAATCTTATCAGAACTCATCATAAATGTATTTTGTTTTGTATATCCAGACAAGAAAGGCTCAAGAACTTTTTGTAAATCTGAAATTTGATTTTCTTTTATAAGAAATGGATCAATTAATTTGCAATCAGGTTCTCCAATATCGGCACCAACTTCATCAATCTGACTGATTAGAATCTGTTTGTTGACTAACACTATTACTTTGATTATCTTTTCCATAATTAATTACATCCTCATTATACATTTGATTTAATTTATCGCTTGGGGTAACCATAGTTACTACCCAATCAGCAGAAACTGGAATTGTTTTATCCTTTGACAATGGCATCCAAGGAAAAAGAGAAACTTTAAAAGGAGTAGTATTTAATTTCGTCTTCTCATCAAAAAGATTTGCCGGAGAGGACATTTTAACAACACAAGGTTTATGAAGAAAATATCCAACTACTCTTCGGGATTCTTCAGTGTCTCCGACCACCATTTCTTTTACATCTGCAATAATATCTTCACCAGATTTTAAAAGCAAAAGTCTTACTGTCATTTTTACTCCATACCTCTAAGTATTATAGCAACAAAAAAAGGAGGAGTCAAGTTTCTCCTCGTTTTTTTGCTTCTCTCAATTTTGCCTTCTCACTCATTTTTCTTTTCGTCTCTTCACTCATTTGTTTTTTTGCGTCACTCATTCTTCTTTTTGTCTCTTCACTTAATTTTTTACCCCTATGAGATTTACTTATTTTATTTTTTGTATCCTCTGTTAATTTTCTTCCGGTCCACAATTTTGATAATTTTTGTTTTACTTCTTCTTTACAAGGGCGACCTTTTGAAGATTCTCCAATTTTTTTCTTTGTTTCTTCACTGTGTCTTCTCAATCTCATCATAGATTTAGTTTCTTCCGAGTGCTGTATAAATCCAGAGGGTTGACATCCACCACTATGTATATTTTCCAATATACCAGTTCCTTGACTTTTTCTACCAAGAATTTCGATTAAATAAATTTCGTGCTTAAATGCATCTTCCTCCGTAAGATTGTTCTTCAAAATTACTATTCTTTCATTTGGTGGCATCAAAACAGAGTGATTTTTGTCCCAAGCTCTTTTACCTTTTCCTTTACCAATATAATAAGGAATATTATTTTCATCAAAATAAGCATATGTATAGTATTCCATTTAATCACTCTTACTCTTTATTGGTATTTATAAAAAATGAGGAGTTAACCTGGATTTTGCCAGGACTCCTCTATGGAATAGCACCGACGATAGTTCAATTATTATTTATTCTCCACCATCACCAGAATCTCCATTTCCTCCAGCACTCGAACGGCTTCTTACAGGAACTGCTTCCCCTTTTGGAATCTTTTTAGATTTTTCTCGGGAATATACAGTATGAGGGGCTGCTCCTTTATATGCGATTGATTTGAACTCATCAAACGATTTCATATACCTTTTTCTTTTGATGTTCTGGAATAACTCTATTTAGTTTAATAGTGAGCAATCCATCAACAAAAGAAATATCACCAACAACTACGTCATCGGATAATGTCCAAGTGCGAGTAAATGCTCTACGAGCAATCCCATTATGCATATATTCATATTCCGTAGGTGCTTTCTTACACTCTACAAAAAGTTTATTCCATTCAGAAGATACTTCAATATCTTCTCTTTTATATCCAGCAAGAGCAATTTCCAGAGTAAACTCTGTCGAACTTTCCTTAATTAAATTATATGGTGGGTAATTGGTAGAAGATTCGTGTACCGTTCCAAAACGGCTAAGCCACTCATCTGCTCCAATAAAATTTTTTTCCAAGTCTGTTAAAAACTTTTCAATATTTCCAGCGTTGTACTTTGCAAGAGTTGTGTACATTTTAGTTCTCCTTAAAAAGCGAGTGTTGTTTAACATTACGGATCCTAAGACTCCGCTTTAGTGAATGAGGGGTTCAGAGAACCTCACCTCATCATTAATAATTATACCAGAAACGAAAAAAAGAGGTATCGGCAAAACCGAACCTCTTTTTAGGGTGTTCCGACTTTTGTAGAGACCGCACGAAGGTCTCATACTTATTTATCGTCTTTTTCTAGATTTTAAATTTAAATAAAGATTTGTATACGCAGCGATAACTAAAAGAAATAAACAAACTGCATTAAACATCTTCTTGAGTTTTGCCCTTCTTACCAATATTATACTTTTGCTCAAGAATCCAGTCTCCCTTATCCTTATAAGAAAGTACCTTAATCTGATTTAGAGGTGCAATATCAGATACAGAATCTGGTTTTACTACAGTAATAAGTCCCCAGTCTGCAAGCAAACGAACAATACGATTACGACGCTGAACATCATTTACCGTAAGATTTGCGTGTTTCCCATCGAGAGCAAACAACTCTTTAAAATGCACAATATAATATCTACCTTGCTTATGAAGAATATGGCAAGATTGATAGAGTTTTTTCTCCTTTCTGGATGCAACTCCGATACGGGTCAAAGTTTCACGAACTTTCAGAAAATCATCAGGTTCGTTGAGAATAACTTCAACCATTTGGTCCTGCGACCAATTTACTTGAGGTTCAATAGTTTGAGTAGTCATTTTGTTCCGCCAGTTTCAAGTCGTTGTTTAATAAAGTTGATTTGCTCTTTTGACAAAATCTTCAGTGCTTGGGATGCCTTCTCGTTACTATAACCATAATAACGCTTTACACATTCTAAGTCTTGAACTTTATCTTTACGGAGCCAGGGAGAAAATCTCTTCCTTTTTCTTATAGTATTTAGAAAAAAAGAATATTGCATATCTTTATCCAAATGAGAATTTATATTCATCTCATTCGCAAAAAGAACACAATCAATGTGACCAGATAAGCAACGATTAATAATAAATGGTGCATATTCCTTCACTAAAGAAGGATCCTCATCCATCAAGTTCTGTTTCGTCTGATTGATCGAGTTTAACCAGTCCTTCAATTCCATAATTAAATAGCAGCAGTTCTTTACGTTGTTTTTGCTCTCGCATATATTCACCAACAGAACGCATCGTGTAAGTAAGATCAAACTCAGCAGCGTTCCAGTTCTTAAAGCGATCTTTCACAAGTTGATCCGAATTATAACTTACCAACATATCCATATCGTTAGCATCGCAATCAGCAGCAAACTTATCGTGATCAAATCCTTTATGCATTGATCCCTTGTTCCCATAGAGATTATCCTTAATGTCATAAGGAGGATCGAGATACATAAAAGCACTACTCTCCCCATCCATCAAATAATCATAGGAATAATTAGTGATACGCCACTTTTCAATCAACTTAGAATATTCGGGAAGTTTCTCAATCCCACGAACACTAAAGTTTGAGTTGGATGCCTGAGGAGAGAAAGAAGAACTTGCAGTCAAACCACTGAAAGAACACTTATTTACAATATAAAACCTTACAGCACGTTCGAAACTTCCAGTTACAGGATCCTCCAAGATGGTTTTTGAAATGTCAAAAAGTCCTCGTGCCGACTCTGGATCAGGACAAACACTCTTAAAATGAAGCAAATGATCCTTGAGTTCAGGACCAAACATCTGGAGTTGTTGCCAGAAGTTTACCAGAGGTTCATAAAGATCATTCACCCAAATCTTAAGGTTTGGATATTTCTTAGTAACGTGAATTGCAACAGAACCACCACCCAGGAATGGTTCGCGGAACTCATCATAGTTACGAAGATCTGGAAAATATGGATCCATTTTGGCGACTGCTCTACTTTTGCCACCAGGATACCTTAAACAAGTTTTAAGAGATTTTTGAGAAGTCATTTGAATTCACACTCACACATAAGTTCAGTTAGTGCTGCTAGGAGGTTAATTTCTTGATCAGCCACGAACGCACATTGGTATTGATACTTAGCAATAACAAGAACGGCAGCAGGAATAGATTGGGGTGAAAGGCAATCATAACAGGCGTCATACACCCTACGAAGTAGACTGTTAGCATCGT